CCACCTCTTGGTCATAGACCACAACGACAATTGTTCGTTGCCAACTCCCGTTACTCTATGAGAACGGGACCCACTTCACTTTATACGAGAAAGGAGCATCACGAGGCAGAACGCCAAGGCGACCATCCCCAGTCCCATATACAGCGCAAGCTAGTACTACTTCCGGTTTCCAGTGAGCCCAAGAAATATATTGGTTCACACGGATAACCGAACGTATGTACCTAATGCCCTCCTTCCATTTTATGCGCCATTCAGATTGATCGTCCGAATGGAGGACTATATCGCCGAGTTCTTTTGGACCTCGGCAGCGGCGTATCTCTGTCGGGAAGACAGAAAAGATGCCCCGCAAACCTGAGAAGTCTCGTCTTCCTGTGAAGGATTGGAGTCGCTCAAGGTTACGGTGCAAGCCGTTATAGTCAGGAAGTAGCTGCCACGGATCGTCTCTGAGCTCTTTAAGGTAGAAAGGTCGAACGTCAGCGCCTTCATAGAAGTCGCCGCCGCATGATTCTCTAAACCCAATAGACCCAGAAAACGACTTCTCTCTGTTAAGAGAGAAACCGCAGTAGCTAAGCACAGCCTCAGCTTCACGAGCAAGGTCATCCGGGATCAAGATGTCGTCTCCAAAGACGAATACATCCTCACCAAGATTTCCTGACCGGCCGTTCTTCATCAGTAAAACTGACATAAGCGCGGCAAAGATCAGTGTTTCGAGCTCGAAAGTAAAGCCGTTACCCATACTTGAGAATTTCTCAAGTTTGCACCAGCGCCCATCTACTTGTGTAAATGGGCTTCTAAGAGCATTTAGCTCTCGGAACCAGGCCGGTGGCAGAAGGAGTCTAACCAACTCCAAACTGACGGTATCGCTTGCATTTGAGAGATCGAGAGTACAAAACTCTCGCGTCACAGAAGATCTACGAGCCATCGCCCGATGGATATCCTGCGCACGATCTAAGTCCCACTTAGCACGACTCTTCAGTCGACTTCGTATGGACGTACCAAGACCAAGCTGATAGAAAAGGTTTATCGACGGTTCTACCGCGATAGACCGATCTATCAATCCAGTCTTAGGTACAGTTAGATAGCGATTGCCTCTAACCTTAGAAAACCCTCGACCCAGTGATGTGTTGTACCGCCCCCAATGCGTTTGCATAAAAGGCAGTATATACCAACACGCTGAGTCGGTTAGAGTGGGTGTCGACGTGATTTTATCAGGGACGGTTGTCAATCGCCCACGATCAGAGAACGTAGCACCAGGGCCGAACTTTCCTCTAATCTCATCAAGATTAGGGGGAGTCGGACCCAACCAGGATAGGATCTTTTTTCTGACATCTGAGAAAAACTCAGATATCATCGCTTCTTTGGGGTCAAGGTTTGATCCATAGAAGAAGCGAGAGAGCCTCTCGTTGGTTCGATAACACGAACGTTCGCCAGCCCACCACTTTTTTAAGGCGGAGGCCCGACGATCAACTCCCGGGGGAGCCGGTAGCTGCGCCTTTTTTAGAAGCGCAGTTGCCGAAACATCTCGGAAGAAACGTTCAGGACTATCGTAGTGGCGTGGATCCGTCGAAAGAGACAAGATCCCTCCCACATCACCATATCGTAGCATGATAGCTACAGATAAGGCTCGTGGGGTCCCAAGCTGCTCCAAATAAGGAAACAGCACCCGCGAAGAAGTATTCAACGAGTAATTACTCATGCCGTTATGCTCCTAGTTAGCTAGGTGCATAACCCGCTTGGACGGCCGACTTGATGAGGGTCGACGCCAAGAGGTTCAGAACCTGAACGACCTCATTGAGGTTCGCAGCAGGAATTGCCTGAGGCAGAGTAACCACGCCGTTGAAGACGACGCGGTCCGTGGCCGAATACTTCGTCGTGGTCGAATCCTGGACCGCATACGGTTGGGTGAACTCGAAAGTCACCTGCCGCGCGGTCTTCGGACCGTTCCACTTCGAAGAAACTCGGAAAAGCGACCGAAGTCCCACCGGGAGACCCGCGGCTGCACCCGTGTCCTGGCGCCACACAGCAGGGGAGTTGTCACCCCCCGACGCTGCAAGGTTGTCGAACACGATGTCAGTCGTACCGTCTGCTTTCTTGACGGTAATGGAAGCCATTGAAGGCATGTAGTTCCTCTCGGACCCGCAAAATTGCGGAGTTTAATGGCAAGCCCTACATCGGAAAAGTCACTTCTTCTTCATTATTTGAGTTAGTAATGAAAGAGCCGTGACAGCCCGAGTCTTGGAGGGCAACTTGAGTCTCTTCACTGAGAATACCGGAGAGACCAAACCAAGGTCTCTCTTTACAGACAAGCCTACACCGACATATTCGTTACCTTTATATCCCGGAATAGCAGTAAAACCTGCATTCAAGAATGTATGGCCGAACGTGTCAACGTGAAAGCGTGTAAAGGTATAAGTATCAGTAAGAGACATTCCTGCAAAATCGCTGTATGACGCAAGAACGTCGCCAACGTTTGCAAACCAGTCAACCACGAAAGAGAACGGCACCAATTCCCACAATATAACAGCCGGGTTTATGAGACCAAACTGTTCTAGAGTGTGATAGGTACTGTTTGTAATCGACTGCACCCTTCCACCTTGAAGACACTTGTAGCGATACAAGTAACTCGTGTTGGAACCGGTTGATCCGAAGTTTAACTTCGAATTCAACACGGGATAAGTAGCAGTCGACTTCCCTCTCGCCATCTCAAAAGTCTTGATTGGGTTATTCACCGCGTCCGCAGCATCATAGATGTCACGTACGAGTGGTTCCCAGCCAAAGTGATACTCGAGAAAATTGTTCGCAAAGCTCTTTCGAACGCTAGCCCCCTTCGGGATAAAATGATGTCCCAAAGCGGTATTCGCTTTCAAAAGATCCCCGCGACGCAAAGCCCGAGTAAACTTTATCAATGTCTCGCAAGTTCGTGTAATCATTGCCAAGCTCTGGTGAGCTTCAGCAAAGTCGACACCCAATGCGGCCGCTGTATAGATTTTACCCTTAAAGTCATCATAAGCCCGATTTATAGTCAGGTTCATGAGACTCTGAGAGTAACCATACGTCGGCAACGTTGAAGCATCGTATGGCGCCTCAGCATAGTACGCGGAATCGAAGCGTTGCCAATACGAACCCATCTGTCGCTCGTACTTGAGGGGAAGTGTGAACGGGGCCTTTTGCCACGCCCGCACTTTCCGATCATAGCGAGTGACACGAGGGGAGCCGTATTGGTACACCTGCGGTGTCCGTATACCAGTTGGGAGTGCCATATTACGGTTGACTGTTGCGGAGTGCTTGGTTAGAGCACGGTTTTGTCCCTACGGTTTCAAAATGGGGATAGAAGGATCGGCGAGGAGAATCAACTCATCGCCGAGAGCCTTAGCAATCTGCCAGCTCAGGTAGAAGTACAAAGCTGCGAGAGAGACCGATCTTACGATCGATTTCACAAGTAGCAAAATACGTCGTATCTGAGTAGCGGATGCATCCATTTGAAGAAATGTAGAGGACGGGAAGAAGAAAGCGCAATTTTCATTGTGCCTTCCCAGAGAAGCTTTCCTCCTACTAATCCATAAGTCGGAAGATCCAACGTTCGCAGACCTGAAACAATTCTTGCAGATCCTCATCAGAAAGATTGCCAACCTCCTCGTGAATCAATGGTACAAGAGCCGAAAGGCTCATGTATCCAAAGAGGACACGAAGGCGGCTGATCAACTTCAACTGAAGAAGACGCTGTTCAGAAGGGTTCAGGCGAATGCTCACGGAAGATCTCCGACAAGTGGGTAGTAGAGGG